GCCCCGCGCTGGGCTGCGAAGCAGCCCCAAACCCAGGCACCTCGGTGTGTCAGCTAAACCACATCGCCTGGGATGGGGCCGCTTCGCAGCCCAGCGCGGGGCAAGCCCGCTCACCACAGCAAGCCTGCTCACCCCAGAAAGCCTGCTCACCACGAGAACCTCATTTTCTCAGGCTATGTCACCGAAGATATGCAGCCACCAACCCTAACCACGATGCGAAGCGAGCCGCTCTTGCTCTTGTGTGGGGAGGTTCTAGATATGGCACTGGTAGGATGTCGGTGGGATGAGCCGGGACAAAGCGGGAGATAGTGCGACAGGCCAAGTCCTATAAGGGTTTCAGAAAAAGACCAGCCAAGAAACCAGTGCCAAATCAGCGCGAAGAAATAAACAGGTAAAAATCAGGCTTCCCGCTGCCACCGAGACGGTTTAGCGAAACCTTTGGCATGGGGCCCGGAGCCGTCTCGGTAGCGTGATATTAAACCTTGCCTGTCAAAGCCAGCCACCAGCCCAAACCACCCGCCCCACGATCTCCAAGTCATTCAGATTCTCTTTAGATACCGTCATGGTTTGGTAAGCAGCGTTGGCACTGATCACTGCGACACCGCCCCCTATCTGACGCTGCAACCGTTTAGCGTATAGATGGTCATCCAGGCGAATAACGTAGATAGCTTCTCCCTCCAGACTATTGCGACTGTGGTCAATCAGTACCGTGTCGCTATCACTTAGCACCCCTTCCATAGAGTCGCCGTCCACACGTATAGCTGAGAGCTTGGATGGCTCCAGGCCCTGCTTGCGCAACGAGTACGTGGTAAACGCCAGGTGCGTGAGAACACGCGCGCCGTCTGTCCATGCGCCATGTCCAGCGCTGCAACGAGCGTCATACAACGGCACATAACTGTATTTGTCGTCCTCGATCACAGCAGGGGCCTGGTGTTGCTCACCGAACGCCAACCACATCGCCGAAACGTTCGCGGCCCGGGCGATCTGCTCCAGCCTATCCAGGGTCGGATAAGTCTCTCCACTCAGATAACTGCGTATAGCTCCCTCCGAAAGGCCGGATTCGCGCGCAAAACCGCGTGCCGCCGTCGTACCCATCGCCTCTTTGAGTCTGTCACGGAAGCATCCGATTGCTCCCAGTGGAATGGGATGCTGCGTTCCTGAAGCATCCGTTTTATCCGATCCCCTATAAGCCATTGATTTATCTCAGTTATTCATTTTTCCGAGCGTAACGCGCACAAAAAAGAATCGAATGCTCGTTTTTCCGATTGATATGCGCGTATATCCGCGCTATGTTTATCCGCAACAGGACGTTAGACGTCCCAAAAAAACCACCCGTGAAGATGGTTCAAAACTATGAGCGATATCGACATGCCCACTGACCCTACTAGCCGATGGGAGTGGATCAAATACCAACTCCGCGTACGGGGCACCTCAATGGCGAAGCTTGCTCGTCAGCTTGAAGTTACTGATCGCGCAATCCGCAACGCCAAAAGCACTCCCTATCCGCGCATCGAACGGTCCCTTGCTGATGCCCTGTGCCTTGAGCCTTCCGACATCTGGCCCGAGCGCTGGAATGCCGATGGCACTCCACACCGGCAACGCCCTGGGCGCGCGGAAATAAACACGTCCTACAACAAGGATACCGGACAACAGACGGTTGGACACTGTAAAGCGGCAAGGAGTGCCTGAACATGCGTAACCAAAAAGATGACAGAACATTAGACATCTTCTCTGTTCCGCAGCCGGTGCTTTCTATACCTGGTCACGGCAACTACGCCGCCCAGGTCAGCGAGCTGGTAAGCGAAGTCCTCAAAGAGTCCGACTTGGACCGCTATGAGATTGCGGCTCGCATGTCACGCCTTTCGGGCGACGACGTTAGCAAGAACATGTTAGACGCCTGGTCAAGTCCTGCCCGTGCAGATCACAACCTTCCTCTTTATCGAGCTGCTTTGCTGGAGGAAGTCTGTGCAAGCCATGTCCTGACGAATTGGCAAGTACACCTGCGCGGCGGACGGGTCGCTTATGGTCGCGAGGCGCTCGACGCGGAAATAGGTCGCCTATCACGGGTGGCGCATGATGCAACGCGCAAAGTTCGTGACCTGAAGAAGATGTTGGGTGACGACAATGCGTAGTTGGTATACAGCCCAGGAACTTGCGGGCTTGCCAGGGCTTCCGGGGACGGCACGCAATGTAAAAGCAATGGCTGCACGTGAACACTGGGAAGGCCAAGCGCGTCTTGGAAGCAAGGCTGTTGAATATGCGTTCGCTATTCTCCCGAAGGTCACGCAGGCCGCACTGATCGCTGCATCGGTCAGCGAAGCGGAATCGCAAACGGTTGCCGTATCAAAACCGGAAAGCACCGAGCGTGACACTATTTCGGCGTCACGCTTGAGCGAAGATCAACGTTCTGTGATGACTGCTCGCCTGGCATTCGTACGTGAAATCGAACGTATGAGCCAGACCATCAGCCAGCAACGCGCCATCGACATCCTGGTCTCTTTGGCAAAAGCTGAACAGCTCACCCCCTATCTGAATGGCCTGGTGCAGCGCGCCAACGACCGCAAGACCGGCGACCGCTCTTTGAGCGAGCGCACGCTTAAGCGTTGGCTGGCCGATTATCGCAAAGAAGGTGAAACCGGCTTGGCACCTGCTCGCCGTCAGAAAGACATGAGCCTCCCTACATGGGCCGCGGCGTTCCTGGCCTGCTACCAGCGCCCAACCAAGCCCAGTGTCGAATCGGCCTATGCCGAGTTCGCCCAGAAGAACCCGGCCGAACGGCCAAGCATCCATGTAGTACGCCGCTTCCTTAATAAGCTCAGTGCAGAAGCTCGCGAGCGCGGCCGTCGTACGCCGCAGGAACTCAAAGCCCTGCAACCGTTCAAGCGCCGCTCTACCAAGAGCATGTACCCGTGCGACGTGTTCACCGCTGACGGCCACAAGTTCGACGCCGAGGTGTTGAATCCCCGCACTGGCAAGCCTTACCGCCCGGAAGCAACCACCGTCCTCGATGTCGCAACACGCAAAGCCCTGGGCATTTCCATCGGCGAAGCCGAGTCCACCATCGGCGTAATGGACGCCCTGCGGGATGCTATGCAGCACGGCATGTTCGCCATGTTCTACGTCGACAACGGCTCAGGCTTTGCCAACGACACCGTCCGCGAAGTGGTCGACCGTCTCGGCGGCACCATGACCCACGCGCTGCCTTACAACAGCCAGGCCCGCGGCCTTATCGAGCGTTCCCACCAGACGATTTGGGTCAACGCAGCCAAGAAACTGACCAGCTATATCGGCGCCGACATGGACAAGCATGCAGGCACAAAGGTGCATCGGATAGGCAGGAAAGAGCTGCGCGAAACCGGTCGTACCCGCCTGATTCCGACCTTTGCCGAGTTCATGGCCGGTGTCGAATACGAAATTGAAACCTACAACAACAGCCCGCACAGGGGGCTCGCCAAATTCCGCGACCCACTGACCGGCAAGCTGCGGCACATGAGTCCGAACGAAGCGTGGGAAGCCGCACGCGCCGAAGGCTGGGAGCCAATTATTGCTCCGGCCGAGCTGCTCAACGATCTGTCGCGCCCACAAGTCGTTCGTCCGACACGTCGCGGAGAAGTCACCTGGGCAGGTGAAACCTACTTTCTTGATGCCTTGCGCAGCTTTCATGGCGAAGAAATCCGTCTGGCCTACGACGTGCGTGATGCGTCCCGCGTTTGGGTCCGCACGCTTGAGGGCGACCTGATCGGTGAGGCACTGGTCGACGGCAACGCCTGCGACTACATGCCGAAAGCCATGATTGAGAAGGCCTACGACAAGCGCGAAAGCGGCCAGATGAAACGCGCTGTAGACAAGCTCGAAACGCTGACAGGCAAGCGCGTGGAAATGATCGCACCAACCAGCGCACCGTCGGCGCAGCTAAGTCTTGAACAGATGGCCGATGCCCGCCGCTTCGCTGAACTGTCAGCGCCAAAGCCCAAAGCCTTCGACCTGCCCACCGACCCAACTGCCCGCTATCGCCTCTGGAACCAGCTCGACGCCCGCCTCACCAGCGGCGAGCCGCTGTCGCCAGAGGAAACGCAGTGGCATTCCCGCTACCCGCAGCACCCGGACTTCACCTCAATTCAACAAATGTTCGCGTTCGCCGAGCAGGCCCGCGCTTAACCCAAGACCTTTAGGAGTCGAATTATGAGTATTACCAAGATCGTTCCCTTGACCAACGTCGGCCTCTTGTCCGCCGCTATCGCCCGTACCCTCAGCCGTCCGGCAGGGTTGCCTGGCCTGGTAGTGATGTACGGCGCAAGCGGCCTGGGTAAAAGCGTCGGTGCGGCCTTCGCCGCAAACCAGCACCGTGCCTACTACGTTGAGTGTCGCGACACCTGGAGCAAAAAGGCTTTCCTGCACGCCATCCTTCGCGAAATGAGCATCCAACCGGCCACAACCATGTCGGTGATGGTCGACCAGATCGCCGAGCAACTGTCTAAGAGCGGGCGCCCGCTGTTGATCGATGACGTGCAATACCTGCTCGAAAAGGCGGTAGCCAACGTCCTGACTGACATCTACAACGCCAGCGAAGGGACCATTGTCCTGATCGGCGAAGAACGTGTGCCCGGTAGCCTGGCGAAGCTGGAACGCCTGCACAACCGGGTGCTGGAGTGGGTGCCTGCGCAACGCGCCACCCTCGATGATCTACGCGCCCTGGCCGAATCCAGTTACCCGGAACTGCACTTCGCCGATGACTTGCTGGATGACCTACGCAAGAAGGTGAATGGCTGCCTGCGTCGCGTGGCGGTCAACCTTTACAAGGTCTACAGCGAAGCCCGCGCTCGCTGCATCGACAGTATCGATCTGGCTGGCTGGGGCTCTGATAGCTGGTTTACCGGCGAAGCGCCGTCGCGGAGGGCTTGAGGTATGCCAAGAATCAGAGCCGATTTGGTTATGGTGGGCGGTAAGTCCCCTCGCCAATACATTTGGGAAGCTATCCGCGCTGTCAACGCCGGGCCTAAAGCGCTGACAACCTACACTGTTGCGCGCAAATCGAACCAAGACGATCAAGCCGTACGTGCCTATTTCCGAGATATGGAAAAGGCCGGGATTGTCAGCAAAGTCCGCAACATCGACCACCGCGATTCCGAATGGACGCTGCTCAAAGACGAAGGCGTCGAAGCTCCACGGGTCAACCATCACGGCAAGCGTTCGACCCACGCAGGTGGTGTAGAAAACGTCTGGCGGGCGTTGCGCATCCTTGGGGAATTCACCGCCGCCGAGGCCGCAGTCGCTGCCAGCGTTAACGGCGTATCCATAAGCGAGTTTGGCGCTCAGGTGTATTTGTCGGGCCTGGCAAAGGCTGGCTACGTGACTCGCAGAGGCGGAACACCAGGCTTTAAAACGCGCTTTTGTCTGGTGCCGTCGCGGTATACCGGCCCCAAACATCCCATCTACCAACGTGACTTCGACCAGGTCTACGACCCGAATTTGGATCAGGTGGTGTGGCGCAAGGCTGACCAGGCGGCGACCAAATGAACCAGGTCAACCACCTTGCAGCTTGGGGTCAGGACGCGCCGTTGTTCGTACGCCTGCTCGCCGCCGAAGTCGCTGCAACCAACAAGACAAAGGCCAGCCAGCGTATCGGCATGAGCCGCACGGCCGTCAGCCTGACCCTTTCTAACCGCTATGCATCTCCCAGCATGGCGGGTGTTGAGCGGCGGGTAATGGAAACCTTGGGGCGCATTCAATGTGTCGCCCTGGACGAGAGCGTCACCACGGACCAATGCCAAAGCTACCGCGAAAAACCGGCCCCTACCCACAACCCGCAGGCAATGCAGCACTGGCGCGCCTGCCAACACTGCCCAATCAACCCCGACTGCTGCAACCAGGAGAACGCCCATGCTCGCCTCCATTAACCGCACGCAATTGAAAGTCCTGACCCCAACGCTGGCAGACCGTCTGCGGGTGTTCAACGCCGCCGCCCGCAACTTGCAGGCCCACGGCATCCGTGTGCAGGGCTTTCATCCGGCTGATAACCGCCTGGTGATCGCTCCGGAAGCGGGTCAGCGCCTGATCAACCTAGGTCATACCGAGGGCTATCAACGCCATGGCTCGGCCGGTAGCACCCGTTTCTACGTGCAGTTCCAGGGCGTGACCCTGGAGTGGCGCGAACCCATCAGCGCCTCCCGTCCTGCCGACTGGTCGCGTCAGACTCTCCACTGAGGAACCTTGCTATGACACAACAACAAACTATTCCCGAAGGCTATCGCGTCGACGCGCAAAAGCGACTGATCCCAGAAAGCATGATCAAGCCTATCGACCTGGAGCGGGATGCCCTGGTGCTTGGCCTGGTGGAAAAAGCCCGCGCCGCCAGCGACGTGCTGGCGAAGTTCAAGGCCTCGGCTTTCGGTGATATTGAAGCCTTTGTCGAACTCAGCGCCGAGCAGTACGGCGCCCAGATCGGCGGGAAGAAGGGAAATGTCAGCCTGATCAGCTTCGATGGGCGTTTCAAGATCATGCGTGCCGTACAGGAAAGCATCGCTTTCGACGAACGCCTCCAGGCTGCGCGGGCATTGATTGACGAATGCCTACGGGACTGGACCACCGGGGCACGGCCCGAAGTGGTCACGCTGGTAAATGACGCCTTTCGGACTGACCAAAAAGGCGACATCCGTACAGCCCGCGTCCTGGCGTTGCGCCGTATGGAAATCACAGATGAACGCTGGCAGCGCGCCATGCAAGCCATCGGCGACGCCTGCCAGGTGATCGGCTCCAAGTCCTACATTCGCGTCTATCAGCGTGTTGGTGATACCGACCAATACGAACCCATCAGCCTCGACATTGCGGGTGTGTGAAATGAAAAAGACCATCACCGCCTATTGCTTTTCATCCGGCCATATCGGCTTCGGCGTCACCCTCCCAGAGGGTGCCATTGCGCTAGCCACCGGCGAAGAAAAAATGGTCCGGGACATCCTTATCGCGTGCGCTCGATTATCTCGACTGGACAACGAAACGCTCTTTGTTCCCGGTGTTCCTGAGGCACAAAGCCCGCATGAAGGCATGACCGCCGTGGCGCGCTTTATCCAGTGGCTGGGTAAACGCAACCGGTCAGGTTTCAGAGCATCGGGGGCCTGACCATGCAGCGCTATCACGACACCCGCAGCGATCCGCTGCCGATGCATTCGCCGCAACACGACATCGAGCGCGCCAACCTCGACCGCCTGACTGCGGAGTTTCTGGCACGCGGCGGCAAGGTCCAGCAAGTCGGTCACCAGATGAGTAGCGCTCCGGCGACGTTCACCATTAACCCGGAGCGATCACCGATTTATACCCACCTTTTTGCGGCTGCGCCCCCTGTGGCAGCACCTGAGGCAGTGGTGCCAGCGAAGATCGAAGGTTCTTTCCCGGACACCGACAAGCACGCGGCATTGATCATGGCCGATGCAGCTATGGGCAACTCGCCAAAGTGGATCGCACGCAAGCACCACATGACCGAGAAACACGTACGTCAGGTCGCCCGCGACTACCACATCACTTTCCACTCTCAGCGATAGGAGGCCCCATGGCCAAGATCACCATCACTCTAGAAGACCGCCGCGAAGGCAACGGCAAACCGTCGGTAGCCGTCGACATGACAGGCGTACCGACTACGAACCTGGGCACCCCTCGCGAGACGGAAGCCGTGCGTATCTTCAACAAGCTGTTCGACCTGGTCGCTAGCGAAAAGATGTTGGGCGCCATTCCTGCCTGCCGCTGGCAACCCACCACCACGACCCTTCAATAAGCGAAACCGCCCTGGACATCCGGGGTGGTCTGCCAGGCGTGGTTGCCTGGTACTGATGAGCAGCCGAGGAAAAGATGGAACAAGCGGATTGGGATGCATTGAAGGAGCAGATGGCAAGCCCCTGGGGCCACATGAAGCTCAAATGTGATGGGTTTGAGATCAGCCTATCGCAGGAGACCGACCGCACTAAAAAGAGCTGGTCCACGGTGGTCTACGTGGATGGCTATTTGAAGGGCGTCTGGTTGGATTGTGACCACACAACCGGCGCGCCGAAGTACGAAGAAACTCGCCGTTTTTACCGCAAGGTCACTCGGGCTCTTCATACCAAAAGGGATATCGAGAGCTATCGAAAAATCTACGGTAAGCGCAAAGCCACCGAGATGGAGGCGATCAAGTTTTACACCTACGACTGGTGCTGGAAAAGCTTCAATTCCCTGAAAAAACACCTGCTGGCCAACAATACCAGCATCACCCGAATCCTTGAGATCTGACGTTATGGAACGCAACTTGATTGAGTCCGTAGACCTGGGAAAATTTGTTGATTGGGTCTGGGAGTTGAAGCGTGAGCGTGATGAATTGCGTGCCGCCGAAGATCAGCGAAATGAACTTAATGCCAAGCGCGATATGCATCCGACAGCACAGGTCATCCTTCAGTGGAGTGACGATGGGCTGAATTGGTCAGACGGCAGCGAAGGCGAAATGGTCTCGGCACGTTGCGCGGGATTCAAAACTCGAAAGCTGTACCTATGGGACCAACCAATGCAAGCCAAACAAAACGATCCAGCGGTTCAGTGATGCGAAACCGCCCCGGCGTGCCGGGACGGTCTGCCGGACGTGGTTGTCCGGTACTGATGAGCAGCCACCCATGACGGACGAAACACCCAAACAGCGCCATACCCGCCTGGCACGCGAACGTAAACGTGCCCAGCGTAAGCGCGACAGTGACAAGCGCCTGGCTATGGGGGCCAGCAAGCTCAAGATGGAAATCTATAGCGGCACCCAAAACGAGCTGGAACAGATTCGCACTGCCGGTAGATTCGACGAAACAGAGCATGCGCTCACGATGGCCATTCACGGTGTCGCCGCATTGTCCCGAACCGACCCGGCAGCGTTCCAGGTACTGATCAAAGGAGGAAGACAGTGACTACACGTAACCTGCAATTGAGCAAGATCCACATCGCCAAGAAGGACCTTGGGCTGGATGACGAAACCTACCGCGCTTTGTTGGGCCGCGTGGCGGGTGTGCGTTCGGCCAAAGACCTGACGCCACGCCAGATCGGCGCTGTACTGGCCGAGTTTGCCCGCTTGGGCTGGGAGTCTAAACCGACTAAAAAGCAAGGCCGCAAGGCACCGGTTGCGGCGCCAGATCGGGTAAAGCTGGTGGGCAAAATAGAGGCTTTCCTCGCCGAGGCCAAGCGCTCCTGGGCATATGCCGACGGTATGGCCCTGCGCATGTTCAAAGTCGAGCGAGTGGAATGGCTGGACCCTCAACAACTCCAGAAAATGGTTGCGGCGCTGACCTATGATGCCCGTCGACATGCGAGGCCAGAGCGATGAACGAAGAACTGTTCCCGGATGACATCGATCAACTGGACGCCAAGAAGGTGTTGGCAAACATGCAAGACCCCACCGTGCTCTCCCGCTGGGAAGGCTCATTGAGGGAAATGGTAGAAATTGCCGAGGCCAAGCTTCTGGTTGAGATCAAGCCAGGGATAGAAGCCGCCGAACTGGCGCGGCATGTCGTCTTTGCAATCTGCTCCGTGATGGGCGGTAAGGTGGTGTACTTGCCAAGGGGTGACGCGCTTAAGCGGGCCTTGCGAGACGCCGGGATCTACCGGGATTGGAAGGATAACAGCATCCCGATACCTGACCTGGTAAGCAAGTACGACCTTGCGAACCAGACCATTTATGACATCATTCGCCGACAACGGGCGCTGCATCGCAAGAATGAGCCTGATTTATTTGGCTACGAAGATGATCCAGGAAGGAGTGTTCACTAATGAACCAGGTGCAATGGTTTTATGACGACAGCGGTTCTCGCGTAGGACCAGTAACCGAAAACGATATCAAGGGGCTGTTGAAGGTAAATAAAATCGCACACGGGACACTTGTGTGGCGCACGGGGATGGCGGATTGGGTTCCGGTTGAAGCCAGCGAACTCAGCACAGAACTGTCTAATACTCCACCGCCTCTGAGCACGAACCGAATTTCCGACCTCTGGGTATGGCTGCTGGCATTGTCCCCGATAGTTTGGTTGGTGATTGACACTAGCGTCATGAATGTCGGGATAGTGATTGGATGGGCAATCAACGTCATCCTTTGCACCCTAGACATTGGAAAGTTAAAGCGGGCTGGTTATCAAGCGCCGACTATTTGGTGGAGTATTTTTGTACCTGGTTACCTGTACTTCCGCTCAAAACTCTTGAAAGCAAGTCATGCCCCATTGATAGTTTGGATAATGCTGAATGTCGTGATGTTTGTAGTGTCTCAATAGCGCTATCGCTATACCCCAAGCCCCGCCACTGAGCGGGGCTTTTTCTTAAACCCCGCTGATACTCAACCAATCCCCCTCATACGCGAAGCTGGCACCGTTCCCCCAACGGCAGGTTTCGCACCATGCATTCCGCTCCCGCTCTCTCCAAAGTCGCCCGACCTCGATGGCCACGCCAGTTTGCCCAGCTCATTCTCGCCGCTGGTGACGATGCTGCGCGGGCGGTGCTATGGGCCAATGTTCCGGCCGACTGGCGGGAGTTGGTGCAACTGCATATCGCGCAGGCTGACGGCCGTACCGAGCAGCACGTGCGCCAACAGGAGAGATTGCGTCCCGCTGTAAGAACCATCACACCGACCTTCGCCGAGTACCGGGCCCCCGTCCATGTACCCGGCAACGCTCTGGTCGCAGCTAAACACCTGGCCGCGCTGCGAGCCACCATCCACTCACCGCGAGTATCCCAATGACCACCACCGCACCTAAGCGGCGTCCCCGCACGCCTCGTATGACCTTTTGGGCGTTGATCACCATCGCCTTGCTGTTCTGCCTGGCCATCGTTGCCCCGACCAAGCTGCCCGTCGTCCTCTATAAATGCGGCCTGGTCACACTGGGCTGCGTGCTGGGCTACTGGCTGGATCGAGCGTTGTTCCCGTACGCCCGGCCGGACATGGTCCCGAACTGCGAGCGTTCCATGGCAGGCATTCGCCGCGCCCTGGTCGTGCTGGGCTGTGTCCTTGGCCTGACGCTGGGGCTCTGACATGCGCCGCTCTCGTTCTCTTCTATATATAGCTGCGGCATGCATGGGCGTGCTGGTTGCTGCGGTAGCAAGCCCTCCGGCCAAGGCCGAGATCCCGGACCAGGCCGAGCGCTACCGCCGCGACTTGACCCGCATTGCTCAGGCCGAATGGGGCTTGGATGCTCCAGTGTCCACTTTCGCAGCACAGATCCACCAGGAAAGCCGTTGGAAGTTCGACGCGAAATCGCCCGTCGGTGCGCAAGGCTTGGGCCAGGTGATGCCCTCGACCGCCACCTGGCTTGCCAAGCTGTTCCCCAAGGCCCTCGGCAGGATCGAACCGTATAACCCGGTTTGGTCCATGCAGGCGCTTGTGAGCTATGACCGCTGGCTGGCGAACCGAATCCAGGCGCGTGGCCCCTGCGAACAAGGGGCGCTGATCCTTTCCGCCTATAACGGCGGTTTGGGCTGGGTGATCAAAGACCGCAAGTTGGCATCGGCTAAGGGTGCCGATCCGCTGACCTGGTTCAACTCCGTCGAGCGGTTCAATAACGGCCGCTCGGCTGCTGCGTTCAAGGAAAACCGTCAATACCCACGCCTGATCCTGCTGCGCTGGGAAGCCCTTTACGTTGCTGATGGCTGGGGCCAAGGGGTGTGCCAATGAATGGCTTGCTCGACCTACTCAAGCCCGCCACCTGGTACGTGGGCATCATCGCGGCCGTGGTGTTCGGCCTGCATATCAACTGGCAGGACGGCTATGACCAGGGTTACGCCAAGGCCTTGGGCGAAGGGGAAACAGCTATCGCCAAGCTGCGCCTAGAACATTCCCAGGAACAGCAACGTATCGCCGATGCAACAGCTAAAGCCGCCAAACAGGCGGTTGAGGATCTGCGCGCTGAGCGGGATCGGGGCGACCAGCTCGCCACCCAGCTCGCCGACGCAAAGGAATCCTTTCGCAAGAATACCGACCAACTCAAGGGAGAGATTGCCCGTGTCACGACCCTTTATCGCCGCACCCTCGAATCGGCGCCTGAGCCTTTGCCTGCTGGCGTGTTCACTGTTGGCTTTGTCCGCGTGTGGAACAACGCCAACGGAATCGGCACCGCAGTGCCTGCCCAGCAAGCCCGACAAGCCACCAGCGGAATTGCTACGTCGCCCGATGGAACCGGAGCCGCTGACAGCCTCGACTCAGGTGTCACCCAGCCGCTTGTCCTCGCCAACCAGATTCGCAACGGCGAGCTGCACAGTTCCTGCCGGGCTTCGCTCAACCGCCTGATCGATTGGACACTTAATGGAAGTAACTGACTTTGCCAGTCACCTGGAGGCGATCCACAACGAATCCTCTTTGGCGGCACATTTGGCACAACGTGAAGTATTGACCGGCCCTTCGGCCGAGTTCTGCACAGGAGAGGATTGCGATATGCCAATCCCGGAACAACGCCGTGTGGCCATACCAGGTGTGCAGCTTTGCGCGCAGTGCCAAACGCATCGCGAAAAGAGGGACCGTCGATGACGACGATTGAAATGCCTGCGTGGCAACTGGTGAGTATTGCCGTAACCATCCTCGGTGCCTTCGCTGGACTTGTGAAGGTTATGGTCATGCAAATGGAGCGCCGACTGGATCAGCGCTTTGCAATAACAGACAAGGACAGTGAGCGCCTGCGCACGCTGGAAATATCCTTTGAACGGCTGCGGGGTGACATGCCCGTGCACTACGTGCGCCGGGAAGACTACGTGCGCGGCCAAACCGTGATCGAGGCCAAGCTTGATGCGTTGGCCCTCAAGCTAGAAACCGTTCAATTAAAAGGACTGAAGTAATGAACATCGACGCCGCCAAAACGCGCCGGGAATCCCTGCGCTGGTACATCATCAAGACCCTGGACACCTCGCGCCCCGTCGACCCTCATGAGGCTATCGTGTTGTCCACCATCCAGGGCATCTATCCCGATGCCACCACCATGGAGCTACGCCGCGAACTCGACTACCTGGCCGACCGTAGCCTGGTGACGCTGGACAAAAAGCCCAACGGCGTGTGGATCTGCGGCTTGACCCACTACGGGGTCGACATTGCGGAATACACCATCGCCTGCAATCCAGGCGTTGCCCGGCCAGAAAAGTACTGGTGACCCCATGCCCCCACGCAGCAAGGTTGCCAGTCTGCCCAAGTCGGTCAAGACCTGGCTCGACAAGGCCCTGGCCGAAAACAACTTCAGCGATTACGAAGCCCTGGCCAACGAACTGTCGAGCCAGGGTTTTTCGATCAGCAAGTCGGCGCTACATCGCTATGGCCAGGACTTCGAATCCAAACTCTCGGCCTTGAAGATGGCCAGCGAGCAGGCCCGTGCCGTGGTGGCTGCTGCGCCGGATGAAGAAGGCGCGGTCAACGAAGCGCTGATGCGTCTTGTCCAGGAACACCTGTTCAAACTGCTGATGAGCGATGGCGACCAGATGGACTTGCCGAAGGTCGCCAAAGCTGTGGCCGAGTTGGGCAAGGCCTCTGTTGTGCAGAAGAAATGGCAGGCGGAGTGGAAGGAGAAGGTCGAAACGGCGGCGGCGCGCGTTGATAAGATCGCCAAGAAAGGAGGCCTGACACAGGCGACCTCCGATGAAATCCGGCGCGAGATCCTGGGGATGGCATCGTGAGTCTGCCTCTCGTCCTGGACAGCACCGCCACGTTGCTTGCCCCAGCAGTTTTACTCGACTATCAGAAAGAGTGGATCGGTATACGCGCCCCACTCAAGGTTGGCGAGAAATCCCGGCGTATCGGTCTCACATGGGCCGAGGCGGCAGACAACGTTCTGGTAGCCGCGTCCGAAAAATCGGCGGGCGGTCAAACTGTCTATTACCTGGGCTACAACCAGGACATGACCGTGGAATATATCCAGGCCTGCGCCATGTGGGCGCGGGCCTACAACTACGCGGCCGAGCAAATAGAAGAAGGCATTTGGCCCGATAGCGACCCCGACAAACACATCAAGACCTACACCATCGTGTTTCCCAGCGGCCACCGCATCGTCGCGCTGACCAGCCGACCGTCCAACCTGCGGGGCCGTCAGGGCGTTGTCGTGATCGACGAAGCCGCGTTCCATGCGGACTTGGCCGAGCTGCTGAAAGCGGCCATGGCTCTGTTGATCTGGGGCGGTGAAGTTCATGTGATCAGCACCCACGACGGCACTGAGAACGCCTTTAACGACCTGGTCAACGAAATCCGGGCTGGCAAGCGCAATGGCGAAGTGTTCCGCTGCACTTTCGGTGAGGCCGTTGCGGATGGTCTGTACAAGCGTGTCTGCTTTCGTAAAGGTATTGAGTACAGACTTGAGGATGAAATCGCCTGGGTGAATGGCGTTTACGGTTTCTACGGCGATGCAGCCGACGAAGAGCTGGACTGCGTGCCCTCCCAGGGCGGCGGTGCATTCCTCAGCATGGCCCTGGTCGAACAGCGCAGCAGCCGAGATGTACCCGTGTTACGCCTGGCCTACCCGCAGGGTTACGAGACCCTACCCGAACCCCTGCGATTGGCCGAGTCCCTTGAATGGTGCGAGGAACACCTCAAGCCATTACTGGCAGCTATTCCATTGGACGTCCAAAGCTACTACGGAATGGACTTCGCCCGCTCCGGCGACCTCTCGGTCATCTGGCCGCTGCTCAAAGAGCAGAACCTACGCAAACGCACGCCCTTTGTAGTCGAGTTGCGCAACGTCCCGTTCAAGCAACAACGGCAGATCAAGTTCTACATCATCGACCGCCTGCCTAATTTCCTCAAAGGTGCAGACGACGCCAGGGGTAACGGCTCGCAGCTATCGGAAGAGACCGCCATTGAGTACGGCTTCAACCGCATTGAGCGAGTCATGCTCACCGAGGGCTGGTATCGCGACAACATGCCGCCGTTCAAGGCCGCCCTGGAAGATGACACCTTCTACGACATTCCGGCCGACAAGGATGTGGTTAGCGACGTGCGTGCCTTTCGGATGGTTAAGGGCGTGGCTCGCATCCCTGAAAAGCGCACCAACGAAAAAGGCGAAAAGTCCGGGCCAAAGCGCCACGGCGACGCCGGTATCGCGGCCGTATTGGCCGACTACGCGTCCCGTCAAGATGTCGAGATCTTCGAATATCACCGCGTCCAGCCAGCCACCCAGCATGATCGCGAGATCAAACTCGGGGCTGGGTGGCGCTCTCAGAAAGGCATTTGGTAATGGCTGAATCCAAAATCGTCGACCAGTACGGTCGCCCGATCCAGTACGACAAACTCACGGAAGAGCTGGCCGCTGCCCGCACCACCGGCATTCGCCAGATCTGGCACCAGTCGGTGGCCAACGGCCTAACCCCCCAGCGCCTGGCGAGTATTTTGCGGGCCGCTGCCGAGGGATCGGCCAACGACTACCTTACCCTTGCCGAGGAAATGGAAGAGCGCGATCTGCATTACGCCTCGGTGTTAGGCACACGCAAGCTGGCAGTGGCCGGCTTGTCCGTTCGTGTCGAGGCAGCCAGCGATGATCCCGAGGACGTACGTCGGGCCGATCAGCTCAAAGAGCTGGTTGACTCTCCCGAGTTCGGAGAACTGCAAGCGGACCTGACTGACGCCATGGGCAAAGGCTATGCCGTCTCGGAAATCATGTGGGACCGCAGCGGTAAAACCTGGAACCCTGAGCGTTTCGAACCCCGCGACCAGCGTTTCTTCCAATTTGACCGTGACACTGGCCGGGAGCTGCGCCTGCTCGATGAGGCTGACCCGATCAATGGAGTCGCCCTGGCTCCGTACAAGTTCATTGTGCATCTGCCCCGTATCCGTTCTGGCCTGCCGATCCGGGGTGGCTTGGCGCGTCTTGCGGCTGTTGGCTACATGTGCAAGGCCTGGACTTGGAAAGACTGGATGGGTTTTGCTGACATCTTCGGTATGCCTATGCGTGTCGGCCGGTACGGCGCAGGTGCGAGCAAGGAAGACATCAGCACCTTGATGTCAGCGGTAGCCAACCTGGGCAGCGATGCAGCAGCGGTGATCCCGGACAGCATGCGCATTGATTTTACCCAGGCCGCCAACGTGGCCGGTGCTGGTGACTTCTTCAAAGGCCTGGCCGAATGGTGGGATAAACAAGTCAGTAAGGCCGTGGTCGGACAGACCATGTCCACTGATGACGGCTCCAGCCAAGCCCAGGCAACGATTCATAACGAAGTTCGTATAGACCTACTGCAGGCCGATGCCAAGGCCGAGTCCAACACGATAAACCGCTACTTTGTGCGGCCCTGGTGCGATCTGAACTTTGCACCTGGTCGTCCGTATCCGCGGCTGATCATTGATGTACCAAAGCCTGAAAACACCAAGATCCTGATCGATGCGCTCAAGGCACTCGTTCCGCTAGGGTTGAAGGTCGAGCAATCCGTAATCCGAGACAAGCTCAATATCCCCGCTCCGGCCGAGGGTGCCGAGCTACTGGGCATCCCGCCGCCCGTTGCCACTCCGGTGCTTGCCCAGGCGATCAACAGCGAGCAATTGCCAGCCAAACCGGCGGTAATGCCAGACATCGTCGATAACCAGGTGCGGACGCTGGAGCGGACTGTTGGGGTTTATATGGATGACATGGTCGAGCAGATCAAGGAACTGCTCGATACTGTCAGCAGCTTGGAAGAGTTCCGGGATCGTCTGATCGAAATCTATCCAACGATGACCACCAGCCAATTGGCGGATGCCATTGCCGATGGTCTGGCGGCTGCCAGCCTGGCTGGCCGCGATGACATTCTGAGAGGCTTGTAACCATGGCGGTCTCACACGGCTCTCTGCCATTCAAAGAACAGATCGACTATTTCCGTGGCAAGGTCGACCTACCAACCCGCGCATGGACCGATGCTTACGCTGCTGAACACGACTTTGCGTTCGTCGTGGCGGGTGCTGCGAAGCGAGATCTGCTGGCCGATCTGCGGGGTGCCGTAGAGAAGTCCATCGCCAGCGGCATCACCCTGGAGCAGTTCCGCAAAGACTTTGACCAGGTCGTAGGCAAACATGGCTGGCAGTACCAGGGCGAGCGCGGTTGGCGCACCAATGTCATCTGGGAAACCAACCTACGCCAGTCGTACAACGCTGGCCGCGAAGCCCAGATGGCCGACCCGGAGTTGCGCAAACGCCGTCCCTATGCGGTCTATCGTCATGGCGACAGCGCGCACCCACGGCCAATGCACCTTTCCTGGAACGGCATCACGTTACCGCTTGATGACCCCTGGTGGGCAACTCATACACCGCAAAATGGTTGGGGCTGTAAGTGCAAAAAGTTCATGCTCTCGGCTAGGGACGTTGAGCGCCAAGGGCTGACGATTGGTCCTGCACCGGCCACTGAGTGGGAAGATCGGGTCATCGGCAAGAACAGCCCTGATGGTCCACGCACCGTGCGAGTGCCCAAGGGGATTGATCCAGGCTTTGAATATGCACCTGGCCAATCACGCTTGGCCAACTCCGTGCCCCAGCTGCGCACCCGTGATCTGATTCCAGCACCATCAGCAGCTCCGGCACCGACAACCGGCTTGCCCAACCAGCAGCCAAGCGGGCCTTTGCCGCAGCCTCGACCGGTCCCGGCAAAGCGTCTGCTCCCCGCCAAGGTATCTACCCCTCAAGCGGTGACTCAGTTCCTTGGCGAGTTCGGCGCCACTGACGCCGTACCGGCAGTGTTCCGTGACGTGACCGGTGAGGCCCTGGTCATCGGGCGGGAGATGTTCAGCGATGCCAAAACCGGCGTAATAGCGTTGGCCCAACACGTCAAGGCTCGTGAGCTGCCGTTGTTGGCTGAGGCCATTAAGGCACCTGATGAGATCTGGGCACGCTTGGAGTGGCAGCCTGACCAAGGCAAAGCAGTGTTGCGCCGTCGTTACCTGGCGCACGTCCAGGTCAAGGGGAAGGCTGATCCAGCTTTTGCCATATTCGACCAAGGCGCAGATGGCTGGACCGGCGTTACAGGGTTTGTGGATGACAGTGATCAGTACCTGGAGGCATTGCGCCTGGGCGTCCTACTTTACCGACGTACTGACTAGAGGGCAGACATGGCTGGTTCAATGCTTGAGGTATCCGTCGATACAAGCCCAGTAGGCAAAGCTCTGGACGATCTGGTCGAGCGACTGGGCGACCTGACAACGCCGCTCAATGACATCGCGGAATACCTGCACCAATCGACGGATGACCGCTTTCGTCAGCAGGTCGCTCCAGACGGTTCGCCCTGGGCGCCACTTGCCCCCTCGACCCTGGCGCGTAAGAAAGGAGGTCGCATCTTGCGCGACAAGGGCACGCTCCAGGATACATTGCGTCACAACGTCAGTCGCAATGAACTGTCGTTCGGTACAGACCGCGTGTACGGCGCCATCCACCAGTTCGGCGGCAAGGTCCAGCATGCGGCCAGGTCACAGCAGGTCTACTTCCGTCAGGGTAAAGATGGATCGGTGGGAAACCGCTTTGTGAAGAAGAGCAAGTCCAACTTTGCGCAGTGGATTACCCGTGGTGCGCATGACTCCGAGATCAAGGCGAGACCCTATTTGGGCCTGTCATCAGAAGACGATATTGAAATTCTCGCGATCATCCAGGACTACCTTCTGGAGCCGTTAACAGAGTAACTGCGCAGAATCCCGCAGGCGCGCTGATTGTCTCCTTCGGGTACATCCGCCGCTCATGGAGTGGTTGGGGAGCGTTAGACCTGCGTTAGATTCAGTTCTAGCGGTATTTATTACGTCTGCGCGAGACTGCTGCCCCATTCTCTACGTATAGAATGGGTTGACGTTGCACCCCCTCACGCCCCTCCCCAAGACGCAAATTCTTAAACCCCGCTGATACTCACCAACTCCGCCTGGCCGCACAGACTGGCGGCATGAAAACTCAACTCGCCGCTAACTCAGAAATCTACAGCTCCGTCGTGCTTTCCGATGGGAAGGCTCCCGACTGGGTTGAACTTATCCCCGCAGGTCCGACCGTCACCGGCCGCGATGGCCGTGCCTGGCTGTTTGATGACATGGCCACCGAACTGGTGCAGTCCAATTTCATCGGCCGAGCTATCGATCTGGTGATCGACCGGGAGCACGCCACACAGCTGCGAGCATCCGTTGGCCAGGAAGCCCCGGCCGGTGCTTGGGTCAAGCAATTTGAAGTCCGCAATGGCGCCCTGTGGGGCCGAGTTGAATGGACGCCTCGCGGTGCTGCTCAGGTCGAGGCCCGAGAGTATCGCTTCCTGTCCCCGGTGTTCGACTACGACCTCGACAACAGACGCATCGTGCGCATGGTCAGCGCAGCGCTCACCAACATCCCCAACTTCATCATGACCGCCCTCAATCAAGAAGCCCCGGAGATCACACCAGTGAAACTTTCAGCTGCGTTTTTGGCACTGCTCGGCCTGCCCGACACCGCCACCGAAGAACAGGCCATGTCGGCCGCAAGCCAACTCAAAACTACCGCCCAGGCTGCCAACGCCGAACAACCTAATTTGGCGCAGTTCGTTCCGCGTGCGGACTACGACGCCCTGGTCGGTCGTGCCACCAATGCCGAACAGGCGCTGGCCAGCCAGAAGAAAGCCGTACACGACAAGGAAGTCGAGGCGGTCATCACCTCGGCTACCCAAGCCGGAAAGATCACCCCGTCCACGGTCGAATATCACCGCGCCATGTGCCACGACGAAGCGGGCCTGGCGCGCTTCAAGGAATTTGTGACAGCGGCCCCTGTCGTGGCTGCGGCCTCTGACCTGAGCAACAAGAACCCGGCGAATACCGGCACAGCCCTCAATGCCGAGGAACAAAAGGTCGCATCGTTGCTGGGTATGAGCGAAGCGGAATTCATTAAGGGCAAGGCGTAACTCCCCCTCTATATAAAGGAAGAGATTCATGATCATTAACGCCAGTGTCTTGAACGCGCTGTTTGTTGCGTACAAGGCTGAGTTCCAAAACGCCCAGGCCGCGACGCCGACCGACTGGAAGCGTATCGCCACGCCGGTCCCGTCCTCATCTGCCAGCAATACTTATGGCTGGCTCGGTCAGTTCCCTACGTTCCGTGAGTGGATCGGCGACCGTGTTCTCAAGAACATGGCAGCGCATGGCTACTCCATCACCAACAAGAAATTTGAGTCCTCGGTGGGTGTCCCGCGTGATGCCATCGAAGACGACGAGATCGGCGTCTACAAGCCGCTGTTTGCCGAAATGGGCCGTGCGTCCAGCGCACACCCTGACGAGCTGGTATTCGCGCTGCTGAAAGCTGGCTTGACCACCACCTGTTACGACGGCCAGTACTTCTTCGACACCGATCATCCAGTGTACCCATCCACTGACGCGACCGGCGACGCTGTGTCCGTCAGCAACTACCAGGACGGAACAGGTCCGGCCTGGTATCTGCTCGATGTCAGCCGTGCACTCAAGCCCATCATCTTTCAGAACCGTCGCAATTACGATCTGAAGGCCATGACTGCCATGGACGATGAAAGTGTCTTCATGCGCGACGAATACCGCTATGGCGTGGATGCGCGTGTGAACGTCGGCTTCGGCTTCTGGCAGTTTGCTTACTGCTCCAAAGCCCCGCTGACGGCTGAAAACTACGGCTTGGCCCGTGCTGCCATGAAGAACTTCAAGGCCGATGGTGGTCGCCCTCTGGGTATTAACCCCGGCCTTTTGGTCGTTCCATCGCAACTGGAAGGCGCTGCTCGCAAAATCCTGGTCAAGGATGCGGACAACGGCAATGAATGGGCTGGCACCGCCGAAGTACTTGCACCGGCCTGGCTGGGTTAAGGGGGCGTCATGACCATCGTGATCACCTCGAAACATGACGGTTTCCGCCGTTGTGGCATCGCCCACTCCAGCACGGCAGCGCGTTACCCGGATGACTTCTTTTCGGAAGCGCAGTTGCGGGCTCTGTCAAAAGAGCCTCAGTTGATCCTCGCTTATGAGGAGGATGAATTCGACCAGGTACAGGACCGCCGCGATGAAAGCTTCCAGGAAGTCGATGTATCGAAAGCGTCCAGCGCCGCACAAAACGATCAGTCGCAGACGCTTGAAGCAAGCGCTACAGCGTTGGGTGATGGAGTGGTTTTGCCCGTAGCCCTGGTAGCGGGCAACCTTGATTCCCTTTGGGACGATGCCCTCCTGGAAGACGAACAACGGGAAGCGGCCAAGCTGAATGCAGAAACCGAAACGCTTTGGGATGAGGCGATTGCGGAGGATGTACTGCGGGAGGCGGCCAAAGTAAAGGCGGCCAAGGCACCAGCAAAGCCGAAAAAGGCAGCGGATAAATGAACCTCTCGCTGCCGTCCGCCAGTCAGCTCCTGGTCCGCTTTGGCCCTCGTGATATCACCGAGGTAGCAGTCGCGGATACCGACCGGGTCATCGAGCCCGAGCTGCTGGTAGCCGCTGCCGCAGGCAAGCCATTGGATGACTGGTCTGCGGAAGATGTGGCCATCGCCGTCATGGCGTTGGCCAGGATCGCTGACGCGGTCACTCGGTCGCGTAGTGAGGTTTCGTTTTACCTGCGGTTCCGTGCGGCTGGCGAAGATGCTCCCGAATGGGTCACGGATGACCTGGCCGAGATCGCCCGCTACCACCTGTACGACGATGCCGGAAAGGAAGAGTCGACTGTTCGGGTGCTCTACAAGGACGTGATAAAGCGCCTTGAAACTCTGGCCAAGGAAGACAAGGAACGTGGAGCCGCCGAGGCAGGCCTGTCGGGCATGCAGCTCACCAGTCAGCCACGACTCATGTCTCGCACCACCTTGAGATCGCTCTGATGTTGGGCGAGCTGGAAGACCTGATTGAGGCGCGCCTGAAGGAACTGACGGCCAAGATCCCGCGCCTGGCCGTGGAAAGCTACGGCGGTGAATTGAGCGACCCGGACCTGTTGTCTGGGTTACTCAAACGTTGCCCGGCTGTACTGGTCATGGTGCCCAAGGTGACGTTTCAACGGCGTAGTCAAAATCGCTACACGGTGCCGATTACTTTTCGCCTGGTCATTGCCACACGTCACCCCCGTGGCGAGCGGGAAACCCGGCGCGGTAGCGGCCCGAAGGACGTGGGTAGCTACGACCTGTGGGAAGCCTGCATGCATCAACTGGTGGAATGGCAGCCCTGGGTAAATCGTGCGGCTATCCGTCCGACAGAGCTTTCCAACCTGGTCAACGGCAAGTTGGCCAGCGACCACCTCTCAGTCCTGGGGCAGTCGTTCGTCATCGAACTGGATTGGGAGAAACCGAAAGAAGCTCTGCCTGACTTCCTGGGCGTTAGCTTGGAATACCACACCCCATCGGAGTACCCCGAGCCGGTGGCCACCGACATCATCGAACTGAGGGACGTGTAATGCACGTTATCGCCGCACCTGGTCATCGGGTGCCCATGGATGAAGATCCGTACAAGTACATCGAAGAGACTGAGTCCGTCGACGTGCCAGATACCTCCTACTACCGACGCCGCTTGGCGGCTGGTGAACTGCGCGCCGCGAAGAAACCACGCGGCAGTGCCAAACAACTCGCACAGGAATCCGCTGAATGAGCATTTCCTTTGACACCATCCCGGCGTCTATTCGCAAGCCGGGCATTTATATTGAGTTCAATACCAGCCTGGCGGTACGGACGCTGCCCACCAACAAGCAGAGCGTCTGCCTGATCGTGCCCCTGGGCGTCGATGCTACTGTTGCTGCCAACGTGCCTACGCCGTTCTACAGTGCAGCCGAGGCCAAGGCTTTGTTCGGCGGCACAGTGGCCGGGGAAATGGCGGATGCATTTATCACCGCCAATCGGTACGCCTCCCTCTCGGCCGTTGGCGTGGTGGTCACGGGCGAAACAGAGCCCGCCATCAAGGCTGCTTTGGACTCGACCGCGATGGGTGGTTTTACAATTCTGGTGCCTGCCTGGTTTAGCCAGGTCGCACTCACTGCACTTCGCACACACATCCAGACCTACACCAGTTCGATGGAGCAACAGGGCATTATCGGTGTGGCGGCGCTGACCAGCACCTTGTCCGCCGCGACCACCTTGGCCACGTCGCTGAACTCCGGCGCAATCACCTTGGCGGTCCTACCGGGTACTACATCGACTGCGCGCCAGGTAGCCGCCGCGTATGCCGCGATGATCGCCTCGGAGGAAGATCCAGCGCGGCCGCTGAACACCCTTGTACTGACGGGTATCAAGGTTCCGCCTGTCACTCAGCGTCTCGGTCGCACAGAGCAGGAAACGGCCCTGGCCAATGGGGTCACGCCGCTTGAAGTTGCGGCCGGTGATGTCATTCAGATCGTCCGTGCAGTGACCACTTACACCAAGTCCGCTGCCGGTGCCACGGACGTGTCGTTGCTGGATCTGACCACAATACGCACTCTGTATTACGTGCGCGTGGCCATTCGCGACCGCATCCGCCTGCGCTTCCCGCGCTCGAAACTCTCCAGCAAGACACCTGCGGCTGTTCGTGGCGAGATTTTGGACGTACTCAAGAAGCTGGAAGAGCTGGAAATCGTCGAAGAGGTCGATGCCAACGCGGATGGCCTGGTGGTTGAGCGTTCACTCCAGGACGTAAACCGCCTCGACTGCACCATCCCTGTCGATGTGGTCAACGGACTGCACGTATTTGCTGGTCGTATTGACCTGCTCCTGTAAGAGGTGATTTTAGATGGCTGATAACTATGTAGGGCAGATCGTTATGGAGATCAACGGCACCGATTATGAGGTGACGAGCGTTGAGCCGAGCCTTAAGACCGGGCGTAAGGTCGTCAAGACGATGAACCGCACAGGCCGTCCCGCCGGCACCGCAAAGGGTATCGAAGAGCACGAGCTGAAAATCTCGGTGGTCATTCCTAAAAGCGGCGAGCCGGAATGGCGCGCTCTGATGGATGCAAAGCTGACGATCTATGCCCAGGACGGTGGTGGTCAGCGTGAGACCTGGACAGGTTGTTCTCTGATCGAGCTGGGCAGTAAGTACCAGCTTGAAGGTGAAGCCACCCGCGATCTGACCATCGCCGCCCTCAACTACTACACGGAGTGATGCAATGACCGAGCAATCAAGCAAGCGCTGGGAAGGACTGAGCATCACCCGCGAACTCAAAATGGGTGTCTATTACTCCGGCCTGCGACACAAGACCTTCACTTTGCGCGTTCCTGTTGCGGGCGACCTGGTCGCCGCGCAGGAGCTGCACCCAGGCGCGCCATTTCAACTGGTCACCCTGGAGGTGTATCGCCGTCAGTTGTTGTCCCTGGGCGAGATTCCCGCCGACGCGTTGACCACTGAATTGCTCCTGGGCGAACTCACCGAGAGCGACCTGGCCATCATTGCTGATGCCGATGCCGAGCTGGAAAAAAAGCTCGCGCCGCCGAGCGCGGCAACGCCGACTGGCGACGAATCGAACACGCCTTCGTCCGCCACGGCTACCGGCTAGAAGAGCTTCGCCAGATGACCAGGGCCGAGATCGATGCGCGTATTGATCTGATCATCGGCAAGGTTAAAGGCACCCGCTATGTCAGTCAGCGCCAACGCAAGGCGTTGCCTAAACCTAAATGAGAGGCTCGACACCGGGCCTTTCCTGTCCCTGTAAGTCCGTGTCCGGGAGTTATCCATGTCAGATCTGCGCGTCGCACTTCGTTTCCAGGCCCATGCGGGTAACAGTCGGCGCGAGATCGAGCAGATCAACCGTGACCTGCGCAAGGCTGGCAAGGAAGGCGCCAAGGCTCTGGCCGATGAAAGCTGGAAGGCGTCTTCTGCCATCACCAAGGTCGGACAGGTCGGGGCCAACAGCTATAAAGTCATCCGTGCCGCAATGCGCGAAACCGCTACGGCTGGTTCCGGCACGCGCATCGAGGTCAGTAAGACAACAGCAGAACTCAAGGATATGGCCAGCGCCGCTCGCAAGGCAGCGCGTGACGCGAAAGCGGAGTTAATAATTACCGACCGGCAAGGCGTACAGCCTTTGCGTCAGAGCGTCGACAAGACAGAGGCGTCGTTCCGGCGCATGGCGCAGAACAGCGGCCGTAGTCTTCGAACGTTGAAAACCATCGCCATGGGGGTACGTCAGGAATTTGATCGAATCAAGGGCCTGGGCGGCAGTATGCAAGGGCAGTTGGCTGGGCTTGGTGTCGGAATTGGAGTGATAGCTGGTCTGAAATCCAATGCCAATTTGGAGCGTGTATTGATTCGCACCAAACAAACAGCGGGGATGACCAACGAACAAAAAGAAGAATGGCATACCGAGGGTTGGCGCATCGCCAAAACTTACGGGGCCAGTCGAGAAGACGTAGATACCGGATTCAATACGTTGATCGCATCTGGCGTTAAGTACGATGCGGCAAAGAAAACTGGGGATGCCATCGGCCAAGCTAATGCTATCACTGGTGCAAACCCGGCAGTTTTAGGCGACGCAGTTGTTGCTGCGTCTGCTGCGTTTAACATTGACTTGGATAAAGAAGGCGCAGCGCTTGACCTTCTCCAAAAAATGACAGTCGCAGGAAGACTTGGTAATGCTGAGCTTGAAAACTTGTCAGGTTTGTTTCCAAAAATTGGAGGCGCCGCAGCGGCTGCGGGAATGTCAATTGAGCAAGCATTGGCATTCACCGAATCTTTATCCAAGGTGGAGTTACAACCCGAAAGACTCGGCACACTAGCTGAGTCGACGCTGCGAGTATTCAGCACTAAGCAATATAGGGAGCAAGTTACCAAGCAAACCGGAGTCAAATTTTTCAATAAAGATAAAAGTTCACGTAACCCGGAAGAAGTTTTCAGCGAAATAAAGCGTAAGTATGAAGCAATGAAAAATGATGAGCAGCGCGCCAAGTTTATGGGCATTGTATTCAAGGGCATGGACCAGGACACAGTGCGTGGCTGGCGGAGCATGCTAACTGGCGACAGGCTGGACGACTTAAAGTCTGGTGCTAAGACGCTGGGTAACGCTGAACCTATTTACAGCAAAGACTTGAAGGAAAACACTGAAAGCACAAGTGGTACTGCCGCACGCATGAAGGCGACACTGGCCGAGGCCATCGACCGAATGGCAACCCCTCTGAATAAAGGGTTTGCCGATATGGGCACTTATCTGCTCGATGACCTGAATCTATCCGGCGAGCAGATGCTGGCTGGTGGTGCTGCACTGGGAGTCGGCGGCTACTATGCCGGACGCGGTGCTAAAGCAGGCGCAGGTGCTTTGCTCAATAAGTTTATGGGCGGACCGGAGACTTTGAAAAACATCGCCGTAGGCAAGGTATTGGAAGAAGCCACTGGGGTTACATCGGTATTCGTCACCAACTGGCCTGCTGGTAGTGTTCTCGGTGGCGGCGGGCCAGATCTGCCAAACGGTTCTGGTCCGGAGAAGACCAAAGGTAAGCCTGGTGGATTTATCGCTCCGTGGTTGGCTCCGTTGGCGCTGGGTGCTAGTGCAACTCAATTAGGTGGAGACAGCGCAAGTACCGATGCAGGCAGGTTGCGTGATGCTCAACGCAGCAAGCTGCTGAACGATGACCAGCGTACCTACCAAACCTCTTTCTATCGCAACCGTTTGGCCCTGGCCGACAAGAACCCCGACCAGTCCCAGGACTGGCTTTCCACAGAAGCCCAACGCTTGGCGCACCACGAAACCGGCCTGACGGCTGCGGGCCTGCCCGTCGACGGCGCCAACACCTGGGCGCAGGGGATCACCAATCGTGCCCTGGTTGCGGGTGCTGACACCTTCACCGCGCAACAACGCCTGCGGGACATGATGTCGCAATCAGGCACCGGTCAACCTTCCACCTGGTTGGCTTCCCAGGCGCAGCGTCTGGCTAACCCACTGTCGGGTGGCAACATGCCTGGGTTTCCTGGAATTGCCGGCAACGGTGCTGCACCAGGTGCAATCGGTGCCAATCCTGCCGCGCAAGCCGTCGAGGAGCGTCTCCGTTCCTTGCTTGCTCAGCCGCTGGTCATTGAAGTGCGCACTGACTCGAACATGATCCAGGCCGAGGTTGAACGCCGAACCAATCTTCAGATGAGGCGCGGCGGATGAGCTGGGCAGAGAACCTGCTGGACGCCTCTTTCCGTGGCGTCCCGCTCCAGGTCGAAAGCGAAAGCCTGCAATGGCAGCGCGCTTTGTCTGAACATGGAACGCCTTTCAAGGATGGTGACCGTGTCAAAGACCTGGGCCGTGGTGCCCGGCGCATTCCGATGCAGGTGGTGGTGTTCGGCGTCAACTATGAAATCGAACTCCAGAACATTCTCCGTACCCTGAATACACCAGGTACAGGCGAACTGATCCACCCGATCTACGGCAGCATGAACGTCGTCAGTAGTACCGGCGAGGCCAAGCACCACGCCGAGCGGCCGGACTATGCCGAGATCAGCGTCGTGTTTGTGGAGGACACGCCCGACGCACCATTCTTTGAGCGGCAGTTTGAGTTCGTCGATATCGGCGTATTGGGGCTGGAAGATGAATACACCTGGCAGGACGGCATCTTTGATCTGTTCGGCCGCATTGACTCCCTGGTCGGCGAGATTCAATCGTGGATCGGCGGGGGCTGGGTCGGCCTGCTCGAAAAGGCCTTGGGCCTGCCGGGTATTGGCCTGCGCCTGCAACAACTGCGTTCGCAGATTCTCGGCGTGGTGTCCGGCGTTGGGTCGATGGCTAAGCGACCGTCAGGGGCGTTTGATCCCTTGATCGACCTGATGCGTACACCCTCTGAGATTCGAAGCGCCATCCAGGGCAGCACGCCCAGCTCGTCGACGGCGCTGCTCGCTCGTACTGGCGTGCCCGCCACCTTGCCGGGCAATGCGAGCCTGACGGCAGACGCTGCACGTGCAGGCGCGGGCTTTTTGATCGGTGCGCGCCAGGGCGTGGCCCCTACCGTCGGCCCGCTGATTGAGGGCGCACCGACTATTCCTGGTACCGTCCTGGTGCTGCTGCCCGATGGAATGCCGGACGATCCGGTGATCGCTAACGGTTTCGCCCTGGTCGTCCTGGTCATTACCGAACTGGCGCTGGCTCACGCGCAGACGGTGGCTACCGTCATCGAGGACGAAGCCGACACGCCGACCTTGAGTCCGTTGGAGTTGGAGGGCCTGGTTAACCTGGTGCGGTCCCTGGTGCAGTCGTCCATCTTGCTGCAACGTCACCTCTACGACGTGGAAACCGCCCGGCCGATCATTGAGGCGTTACGCAACGTCGCCGCATTGATTCAGGCCCGTGCCCGCCAGGTCATCTTGCAAAGTCCGCCAATGCTGGAGCGCGTGGTTGAAACCCCGGCAAGCCTGCGCCTTTTGGCTCACCGCTGGTATGGCGATCATACCCGCGCTGTCGAGCTGATCCGCCTGAATCCCGACCTGAAAACCCCGTACAACATTCAAGCCGGTGAGGTGCTACGTGCCTACGCCAAGTAACGTCATAGACGAATCCATACGCCTTTCCATTGGTGGCCTGGCGCATGAAGAATGGGACGGCTGGTCAGTTGAGTCGGACCTGCTGACCGCCGCTGATGGTTTCGAACTGGAGCTGTACACCAAGGACGCCACCGGCTTGCCCAGTGTGCTGGCCGAGGGCGCGCCGTGCTCGCTGACCTTGGGTAAGGATCGCGTCTTGACCGGCCAGGTCGACGAGTTCGAACATGACATCTCTCGTCAGGGTATCTCTATGCGCATCACCGGCCGGGACCGTGCGGCACCCCTGGTCGACTGTTCCGCGCCGTTCGTTTCGATGCGGGAAGCCACGTTGGCGCAGATCTTGGATCAGGTCGTAAAACCGCTGGGCATCACTCAAATAGAAATCCGCGCTGCTCAGGCCAAGACCAGGCGCCGTGTGCAGGTCGAGCCAGGTCAAAGCGCATGGGAGGCATTGCTCCAGGTCGCCGAGGCCAACGGCCTGTGGCCGTGGGTCGAGCCTGATGGCCGACTGATCATTGGCGGGCCGGACTACAACGCCGCGCCAGTGGGCACGCTGATCATGCGGGAAGACGGCGTCGGCAATAACGTGCAGCGCCTCAGCGTGCGGCGCTCTATCGCCAACCGCTACAGCCAGATCACAGTCTTGGGCCAGCACGGCCAGTACGACAATGACGGCCTGGACAGCAAGCGCGCCCACCTGCGTTCGGTCATCCAGGACGAAACTCTAGCCCGTCGCGGGATCTTCCGGCCGAAGGTGATTATCGACAGCTCCAGCGAGAACCAGGACATGGCTACCACCCGTGCCCGCAAACTTCTGGCCGATAGTCGTCTGGAGGGTTTCGAGATCCGCGCTGTAGTGATGGGCCACCGTGCTGATAACGGTCAGGTCTGGAGTCCTGGTCAGCGCGTAATCGTTCGTAGCGAGCCCCATGGGCTGGACGCAACGTATTTCCTGATGGCTCGCACCTTACGCCTGACCCGTGGCGAGGGGCCTATCACTGAGCTGCGATTGCGCGAAGACAAGATGTGGGTGCTAGACAGCAACCCCACCAAAAAGCGCAAGGGCAAGAGTAAGAAAGGTAACCCCGACGCGGCATTAATCGAAATTATCAAGGGGGCATGATGAGCAATATGGCGCGCCTGGTGCGAGATCAGGTCAGTCGGGTGATGAGCAACGTTCGCCAGGCTTTTCGGGGTACGGCGGCACGTAATACCCATGGCACGTTGATTGGCATTGAAATGGAAGGGCTTGCGGGTGAGTCCGTTTCAGGGGAGCTGATGCAGCACTATGGATTCAGTTCGGCGCCGTTGCCTGGTGCTGAGTTTATCGCGATCCCTGTAGGCGGTAACAGCAAGCACACGGTTGTCGTAGCAAGTGAGGATGGGCGTTATCGGATCGTGGTCAAGGATGGCGAGGTGGCCTTGTATACCGATGAAGGTGACTACATCCACATGAAGCGCGGCCGGTTGATTGAGATTGAAACCGACACTTTGGTGGTGAAGGCCAAGACCAAGGTGCGTTTTGAAACGCCCCTGGTCGAAATGAGCGAGGATGTTAAAGCAGCGGGAGATATCGCGGACCATACCCGGACTATGCAGGCAGATCGGCTTATCTATAACGGGCATAACCACGGGGGCGGTCCAGTACCAGGTCAACAGCAGTAAGCCGAAAGCCCCCAGGGAAATTCTTAAACCCCGCTGATACTCGGCGTCTTTTGCGAGCACGTCACTATGCCAGCCTATGGACGCAGGCATAAACCCAACTACTGGCGACTTGACGGGCCAGCGTATCTATACGCTGGGCAACGCCGTTTACATCCGCCTCATGACACCCCTCGGCACCTGGTGGAAAGACACCACCGTGGGCTCCCGCCTGCACGAACTGAAACGCTCTAAAGACCTGCCACGGGTCGGCAAGCTCGCCAAGCAGTACGCCGAACAGGCACTCCAGCCGCTGCTCGATGACGGCCGCGCCCAGAGCATCACCATCATCGTCGAACAGTCCCACAACGGCTGGCTCAACCTGCAAATTGACATCACCGACGCCACCGGCAATCCGCAGGTGTTTCGCCAACCTGTAAGGGTGAACTGATATGGCTTTTACCGCTCCCGCCCTCGACACAATATTGCAGGGCATCCTCCGTGATATTCGCAACCTTCAGGCCGAAGCTGATATTGGTCCGGACAGCGACAACTATGTTCGGTCAGCCGCTGTGGCGTCGGCCATTGAAGGGTTGTATCAGAAGCTCGCCTGGCTCTACCGCCAAATCTTCCCTGACACGGCCGATGAGGAAGAGCTTCTTCATGCGGCCGGACTCAGAGGCGTTTTGCGAAAAGACGCTGTTGCTGCCACCGGCACTGTTGCATTGAAGGGCGCGCCGGGTGTCGAGTTGTTAGTGGGCGCGACCATGAGGCACGTTGTCACGGGCGAACAGTTCAATGCCAAAGCCGGCGCGAAACTTAGTGCCAGTGGCACCGCTTCGGTTTTGGTTGAAGCGCAGACAGTTGGCCTGGCAGTCAACAATCTTACCGGGGGCCTGATTCTTACCAGCCCGCCCTTGGGCATGGATTCGGCGGCGACATTCATCGGTAAAACTGCGGGCGGCGATGATCAAGAGGCAGTCGAATCTCTGCTGGCTCGCTTTTTAGACATCATCCAAACGCCTCCGGCCGGAGGTGCTGCTTACGACTTTCGTCGTTGGGCTCTGGAGGTTGAGGGCGTTTCCGAAGCGCTTGTGATCCCCCGGCGCCGAGGCGGCGGAACTGTTGATGTGGTTATCACAGCAAGTACGGGACTACCTTCGGCGGAAGTCATCGCCGCCTGTTTGGCGCACTTACAGGAACAATGCTCGGTCATCGCTGATGTCTGGGTATACGCCCCTACCATTCGTACCGTTAACGCTGCCGCGGATATTGAGTTAGCGCCCGAGTACTCCATGGCCGATGTCCAAGCGGCGGCGCAAAAAGCCTACACGATGCTTCTCAACGCATTGAAACCGGGCGATACGCTCAAGCGTTCGCAGATTGAGGCAATGATAAACAACTTGGCCGGAGTTCTGGATCGCGTCGTAATTGCTCCAGCTGGCAACGTCAACGCATCAGATAATTCAGCGCTCATCGGCTGGATTCGCCCCGGCACCATCACGTTGGGATTGATGGCATGACGACGCTCGCCGACCAGCTTCGGTTATTACTCCCTCCGGTTTCCTACGATGGGACTGCGCCCTATCTGTCAGCAACTATTGAAGCCGAAGCAAACGCCATGATTCTGGCGGAAGAACAGGCCAATTCAATTTACAACGCGATTTTTCCCGATACTGGAGAAGGATTGTCCGATTGGGAGCGTGTATTGGCGCTTCCAGATTCATGCTTAATCGATCAGTCGCAAACAGTAGGGCAGCGAGTTCAGGCGGTTGTAAGCAAGCTGCAAGGTCGTGCGGGCCAGAGCAAGGCTTTCTTTATCGCTTTGGCAAAGTCCATGGGCTATGACATTACGATCACAACGTTCAGGCCTGCCAACGCTGGTATGGCGCGTGCTGGCGATTCCCTCAACGGAGGGGATTGGAATTTCGCTTGGCGTATCAACGCACCGGCTGTGACCACCAGCAGTGCCAGGGCTGGAACCGCGAGCGCGGGCGACCCCTTGACGGCATGGGGCAATAAGGCCCTTGAGTGTCGGCTTAACCAACTGAAACCCGCCGAATCTATTTTGCTGTTCGGTTATGGAGACAATTAATGCAAAAGATCAGCGACAGCACTAATACAGCAAACGCGTCCGGTGAATACACCGAAGGCAATCCGGCAGCAGGTGTCGCCGCCACCCGGATCACGGCTCGTTGGCTCAATACGATTCAGCGCGAGCTGACTAACTTGATCAACGGGTCAGGTGCAGCGTTAAATGTAGCCGACGACGGCCAAGTAGTGAAAGCTGTTACCGCCCTGGCAGGTAAAGCAGCGGAATTCCCAAACATAACAAAAAAGCCGACAACCTTGGCTGGGTACGGTATTACCGATGGTTATACCAAAGCGGAAATTGATCAGTCTTTTGCGCCTGTTGCATATCGTGCAACAACTCTGGCGGGGTACGGCATCACTGATGCCTATACCAAAACTGAGGCTGGTCAGTCCTTTGCGAGCAAATCCACGACCCTAGCAGGCTATGGCATCACTGATGCTTACACCAAAACCGAGGCTGGTCAGTCCTTTGCGAGCAAATCCACGACCCTAGCAGGCTATGGCATCACTGATGCTTACACCAAAACCGAGGCTGGTCAGTCCTTTGCGAGCAAATCCACGACCCTAGCAGGCTATGGCATCACTGATGCCTATACCAAAACTGAGGCTGGGCAGTCATTCGCTAGCAAGTCCACAACGCTTTCCGGCTACGGCATCGGTGACGCCTATACGCAAGCGCAGGTAAATGCGCTTTTAGACGGTAAAGCGGCCAAGGGTGCGGCTACAGAAAATTTCGCTGGCACTGCGGCGATTGCAACTCAAGCCCAGACCAATAACGGAACTGATAATGCAACAATCGTCACCCCGCGCAAGCTGCGTGCGGGCTTTCTCTACAGCTTCACTGAGAACGGTTTTATTGCACTTCCCACATGGCTCTTCGGTCTGATCATTCAATGGGGAAGAACGGCTGTTCTCGCCGATGGTTCTTCAACCAACGTGTCCCTTCCTTTTACGTTCCCATCCGCAACGTTGCAAATGTGGACATCGCTTTACGGTAGCGTTTCTGGCGACTCCGCCGCATGCCGCGTATCGGCGGGACAATTTCTGAGTTTGTCGCAGATCAATGTTTCATATAACGAAACCAACGCGGCTCTCGGCGGCTCTGCTGTTGCTTGGCTTTGCGTCGGGTTCTAACAGGAAAAATGCCATGAAATATTTTTACAGCGGAACCACCAACGGCGCCTATATAGACGCCCTGAGCCCCTCTATCCCTGAGGACGCCGTCGAGATCAGCAAAGAGCTGTACAACGAGCTTTTCACGACGACTATCGACGGTACGGTCGGTCCTGGAGCGGACGGGTTACCTGTCCTTATACCTAGTGTCGGTCCGACAGATGAGGAGCTAGCGCTTAGGCGTCGTGACAGACTGCTGAGCGTTGCAACGGCAAGAATGGCCCCGCTACAGGATGCCGTTGACATTGGAGAGGCTACGACTGATGAAGACGCCGAGTTAACAGCGTGGAAGCGCTACCGCATGCTTCTAAACCGGATTCAGCAGCAGGATGGCTTCCCGCAAAACATTGACTGGCCTGCTGTGCCAAACGAACTGCAAAATTCCGACGGTTGAGGCTCCTCCTGCGGTGCCAATTTTTGCGCTAAGCGGTGCCAAATCCGGCGCTCGCTTACATCTTGCTCTTGCTCTTGCTCTTGCTTTGCTTTTGATCTCAGGCGCCCCGTTAACCACGCTGGCCGGAATTCGGCATTGATTTGGGGGGTAAGCCGGCAGGGATGCCGGCTTAGCCGCCGTGAACGCAGCAACGGATATGTACTCGGTTTGACCCAACTTCCTGGTCGGCTGTCAGGCCGCCATCGGGGGCAAGCCCCCTCCCACAGTTAAATTCCTCTGGGCCATCACCCGGCAACTCGGTGCATTTGGCCCCGATAGCCATAGATATCTACACACGTTTCAAAGGCTGAAATAAATCTGTGGTAATGGAATGGACGCCCCCTTCCTAACGGCATCTATGTGCCAAAGTTAAAGTGTTACCCACACTTAGCGGAAGGGAGCGTCCTCATGCAGCTTACGACTGTTTCGGTTGACTTGGCAAA